TAGTTAAAAATGACAAATAAAGACCTTAAACAGCGGTTAGCCGAGGATATGCTCGACAATCTAAGAGGCACAATGAAAACGGAAGATATGTTAAAGGTGGTTATCCATCACGAGAAAACAGTACTAAAAGAACGTAAGCAAGCACAGCTAGAGGTATTAGTTAAATTAAAGCTAGAGTTTGATGGCGACTTATCTATATTTGATCGGCATATTGAAAGAATAAAAGATGGTAAGTCTTAATTACTATGAAGTAATAAGCGAAGAATCAGAAGCAGAGAGAAAGGCTAGGGTCATGGAAGAGAGTAAAGATGTATATGATTGGGTGGAGATCCTTGAATGCCATTATGAGCAATCAATATTTGACGTAGAAGAAGATCGAATGATTATAGCCAAGACGATAGAGGAAGAAATAGCCAAGGCAGAGAAGAGAGGAGCTATTAAGGCTTTGAAAGGAATTATAGAGTTAGAACAATTTCACTCAGACACACTGGAATCGTTTGAGTATGTTTATTTACTAGATGTAGTTGAAGCAATTAAACAACTAGAGGAGAAGTGATGAGCAAATGGATTAGTACTGACGGGCTAACTGATAAAGACATGCCTGATGTAAGGGTTGTCGCTGAATATAGAACTCAATTTTTTGGTAAAGACAGTTCTGAGTATGCGGTCGTTTATTATGATAACCCTAATGATTACGTTGGTGGAGACGGTCAGGGGTGGCTGATGTGGTATATGGATATTCCTGTAGAGGTTATAAGGTTTAAGGAGTTTTTATGAATAGAAGGTCAAAAGAATCTGAAGAAGTATTACGCTCTAAGGGGATAGAATATATTGAGGACGCGTATTATCGCAGAGAAGAGCTTGCGAGTGTACCAACCGGCAAGCAAGTAACTATTCAGTATATTCAAGTATCCGACATAGAAATATGCTTCCATTTAGCGGAGTATTATAAGCTGTCAGTATACTTTATTGATAAGCTTTGTGACGTTAAAGAACATAATATGTGGAGAGTGCAAGAACACGACCATTTAGAAAGGTTTTTATACGACGATAAAGACCGACTCACTGCAATAATAAATGCTTTAGATAAGATAGAAAGCGAGGGATAGACAATGGCATACACACGAATAAAAGAGAATTTTGATAACTGTTGTTCCAAATGTTGCTTTGGTGCTGGGTTTGGTTGTGAACGTCCAGATCATCTTGAATGCGGTGATGACGATGGAGATTACTATTTTATTAAAAAAGACCCAATAACAGCAGAACAATGGATGGAGACACAAAAATGACTAAAGAAGAAATGAAGCGACATATTCTAAGAGCTAGGGAGGACATACTAAATATAAACAATAGGCTAGGCTTAGTAATGAAAGAGATAGAAACAATGACGGAGGATAAACCAATGGAATATAATAACCCAAACCCATATCAACAAGCACCAAACGCAGAGCATGAATACTCTAAGATGGACTTTGAAGCATTAGACGACCTAGCAAAACCACAGAATCACGGTATGCCGTTATGGTTGATCCTAGTAGCAGTCTTTATGACATCAGCCACAGTAGGGGTAGCAGTATGGTTGCTACTCAAACTAGGTTTGCTATAATAGCTATATGCAGTCCAAAACAGTAATATATGATCCAAAGTTAAGAAGAGAGCGTTATCTAGCAAATATAAGGGGTAAATTCTCAGTATATAGCTGGAATAAGGGCCGTATGGTAGTACGTGACGCTGAAGTATCACAAGAACATATCCAGCCGATGTACAACATCCACTTCGGTGACAACGTTGTAACAGTAACGAAAGACCATGAAATACTATGCCCAGACGGATTCTATAGAGAGGTAAAGATGCTAAAAAAGGGTGATAAGATCATGTATGCCAAAGAGAAACAAGCGTATATATTAAAATCTATCATAGATGATTCACAAGAATTCTATGAATATCTAAACAAAAGAACTAAAGATAGTCGGCTGAATATAGCATTCTATTATTTCACCATATCTGTTACTTGGCTCTGTATGAGTGTATTAGATGCAGCAGAAATGGTAGTAAGTTTATTTAACCTATATGCAAAAGATGAGGTAGAGATAGACCGAATAACAAAATCTAAACCAGGAACCCCATATAAGGTAGTGACTAAGAATAATTATATGGTATCTGGTTTGATTCATAAGTGTTAATCGGGTATAATATGAGTAGAAAACAATGGAGGTAGTGTATGAAAGAGCGTAAGAACGTAGGGGATGAGGTATATTGTACAAGTCCAAAAGAGCGTAGTGCATTTAAGGCAACGGTTGTAAGTCAGTATATATCACCAGAGTCAGGATATTTGATGTATGCAGTAGTGACAGAGAAGGACGAAAAGAAACGGTTTGAGTCTGCACATATTCACAACACAAAAGATGAGGCCAAAGACTTCCTAGACAAGATATTACCGTTTATTGATGAAGCAGATGCTATAATCAAGAAAGCAACAGAGTTAGTAGACCATTTCAGGATTAAAGTAATAGGAGAACCAGACGACGAAGCACTAGCAGAACGATTAAACCCAAAGGAGCAGAATTAATGGATATAAACCAGTACAAAGGGATCATAATGGCACTCATGTCACCAGCAGGTAACTCAATTATATTAAAGGACAACAACTTCAAGATGATGATAGAGAACGCAGAGAACATAATGGCCCAGTGTGGAGTAGGATCAGATAGTGACAGCAAACAACTAAGGAACGTAAACGAAAAGTTAAAGGAGGCACTAGCAGAATCAAAGAAGCAGATCGAACAGTATAAGGTACTATGTAAGCAACTAGAGCAAGAGAATACAGAGTTTAAAGCTAATAATGGATAGAATAGTAATAGACAAGGTTATGAACGGCTACAAGATAAGCAGACAACCATGTGAAGCGATGGAATCCAACATCTGGGTAGCAACAACAGTAGACGATGTATATGAAATACTAGTAAAACTAATGGAGGAAAAAAACAATGACTAAAACTGCAAAGGTAACTTTTAAAATGGACACTGATAGTATGGAGCTAACCTACGAGAGCCTAAAACTAGAAGGAGTCAACACCACAGCACTAAACATAGACGACATCAAGTTTATGAACACATTAAGCAACAAAATACTAGATATCTACGGTGAAGAACCACAAGAAGAAACACCAGTAGTAACACTAGAAGAACTAGAGAACCTAACTAACCCAGAGATCCTATAATGTATCAAATAAGAATAACCAAAGAGGTATATTCCGAAATTAGTCAAAATAGTAGATACGAAGAACAATACGAACAAACAGTGGACGAGTTAGACGTAAAGGCCGTCATAGCAGTAGTTAATGGATTAACCGTGGATCAACAGATGGTATGCACTGAGCAGGGATTTGTGGTTCCAGCATGATCCTAACCAAAGAAGAAGCTAACTATATAGTAATGCGAGATGGGAGGGTTTTTAGTAGACATAAAAAAGATTACTTAAAGCAACATCCTAATAGCAGAGGATATATGAGAGTTTCTATTTGCGGTAAGAGTAAGTTTGTCCATAGGATGGTAGCTGAAAAGTATGTAGAGAACATAAGTAAGTATCCGTGCGTTAATCATATAGATGGAGATATGCTGAACAATAAAGCTTCAAACTTAGAATGGTGTACACAGAGTCAGAATGTTGTACATTCGTATGAAAACTATCTAACAAACAAAAAGAGAACAAGTAAGTATGTTGGTGTGTATTTTATGAAGCAGCGTAAGAAATGGGTGGCACACATGAAAAGAGGGGATCACAGGAAGTGCATAGGATACTTTAATACAGAGGAAGAGGCTATGGAGGCAAGAGAAATGTATATAGCTGGATATAACTCATGTGGATTAATAAATGGCTGATAGCCTTACACTAAAACAGGAAACCTTCGCAAGGAACATAATAAAGGGCATGTCTCAATCAGACGCATATAGAGATGCTTACGATGCTGAGAACATGGCCCAAGAGACAATACACGTCAAGGCAAGTGAACTAGCGAAAGACGGTAAGGTGGGGGCTAGGATCGAGTGTTTAAGGGCAGATCAGATGAAATTACTAGATTATGACCTCACAGCACACCTCAAAGAATTAGATGAAGTAAAGCAAGATGCAAAGGACGCTAACCAGCACTCCACAGCAGGCAAAATGATAGAGCTTAAAGGTAAAGCATTAGGTATGTATGTAGATAAATCAGAGGTTACTACAGAACATAAGGGCAATATCAGCATAAATATAGTAACGAACGGAGCAAAAGAGTGAACATCGCCCTATGGATAACTAGGAGAATACCCAGAAATTGGCTATATTGGTGTGTAATACAGGCTTGGGCTTATGCAACAACAGAGAAATACCACGATAAAGTGCCAGACGAGGTAACTTGGAGTATGGTTTGTAATTATTTAGAGAAAAAGAGAACCTAGTCATAGCAAGGGCTGAGTCAGGTAGTGCCACCGTACGAGTATAAAGGGGAGAAACAATGAATATAAATGATTTTACAGAGATATTGAATAAAGTTTGTGTGGATGACGTTCGTGGTGTTGCGATACTGAAAATGAACAGAGATGATACTTTTGAAACGGCAATATACGGAGAGATAGACTATTTGGAGAAGCTAGGGATGCTGGAAACTATGAAGCATGACGTTTTGCAGGAACCTTACAACAGCAGTATATGAGAAACTTTATCATATTTCTAGGGATATGCTTAGTCATGATACTAGTATTAGAATCAGTTTATAATTACTACGGGGAGGATGAAGATGCAGAGATTACCTGAGAGATTTGAGAAACAGGTTTTGCATAAGGGCGATATGGTATTTTGGGATGACCAAGATGAAAGATATATTCGAGAGTATGACTGTGTTGATTGTTGTAATAAGGACAATTTATGGGTTTCACCCTACGAAATAGCAGCTAGAGGGTTAGAGGCAATCTTTAAGCTAAAGCTATGTCCAGAGTATACAAAGTATAGAGCAGAGATTATGGAGTCAGATAGTGGTCTATTAGAGACAGCATTCAAAGCAATCAAGGAGATATATGATACGACTACCGCTTAAATTTGAGCATAAGGTACTAGATCCAGTAGGAATATGGTGGTACAAGATTGTTAGCAACCATGTTCAAGCAAGGGATGGATTCTATTATTCCAAACAAAACGAACTGGTTGTAATGGATAACGCACTAAGGTATGAGCTTTCACCCTACGATATACTAGGCAGAGCTTTAGAGAAGATACTCCAGGTAGAAGACATCTTTGTACTAGTAGATAAACATAATTTCATAGGTGAAGTAGTGGAAAAGATAGAGGAGATTTATGGATAACCAAGAATATAGTCCTATTACGGTAGCGATACCAAAGACAGAGCTAGAGATAATGTATGCAGTATTATATGATAATGAGAATGGATCAAAAGTGATGAGATTGTGTATAGATATAATAGAAAATGCGCTACAGATAGAAAGAACTGGATAATGGATAGACTGCCTAAACACGCTGAAGAGATACTAAAGAAACATGAATTAGTGTGGGAAGGCTTATGGTATTGCTCAATATATTGTCACGATGATAATGGGGAACCAGTGTATGTCGCAAAGTCAGACAGAGAAATAGCAAGCATCCTAGCAGAAGAGTATAAGCTGAGTACAAACTATAGTGAGGATTTAGATCTGTGGAGTATAGGGAAAAGTCCTTTATATAAGATTCTATCTTATGGTGATGATCCTACGGCTCTAATACTAGAAGCAGTAAGGAAAATAAATGAAACCAATTAAAAACTATGAAGGCCTATACTCAATAACCAGTGATGGGAGAGTATATAGTCATGGTAGATTCGTGCAGGGCGATAAGGATTGGCGTGAAGGAAGATACCTCAATCCAGAAGTAAGCAATAGAGGTTACTATAGAGTAGATCTACGAATAAACCAGAAGCATGATAGAAGGACAGTACATAGGCTAGTGTGTGAGTATTTCCTGGATAATCCATACAATAAGCCACAGGTGAACCATAAAGACGGTGACAAGACAAACAATGACGTATCAAATTTAGAGTGGTGTACGCAACTAGAAAACAATATACATGCACATGCGACAGGGCTAAATAAGGGGCCACAGGGAGAGAAGCAGGGTGGGTCAAAGCTAAAAGATCAACACGTAAGGATTATAATGAGAAGTAGTATAATGCAAAAGAAACTAGCGGAAATATTTAATGTTAGTATATCTACGATTAATGGGATTAAGAAGGGCCATCACTGGACACATATAGAAGCATAATGGAAATAAACTTACCACTACTTGAGCTAAGAGATTATCAGAGCGATATTTGGGATAGATGGTTTAATGAAGGCATACGAAAGGCTATACTTATCTGGCATAGGAGAGCAGGCAAGGATTTGTTTTCATTCAATATTATGATAGCGGAGGCAATAAGGAAAGTGGGAAATTATTGGGTGCTACTACCCGAGACTCAACAGGCAAGAAATGCTTTATGGCAAGGAGTAACAAAGGACGGAGTTAAGTACCTTGATTTTGTACCAGAAGCCTTGATACATAAGGTAGACCAGCAACAGATGAAGATATCACTTAAAGATCCACGCAACCCAAACAAGGAGGGTAGCATCATCAGTTTTTTAGGTGGAGATAGGTTTGATAAGCGTGTTGGAAGCGGTCTGAGTGGCGTAATAATATCAGAGTATGCACTCCAAAGACCTAACCTTTATGAGCTTGCAATAGAGCCTATCCTGAAGGAAACAGAGGGCTGGATAATCTTTAATAGCACACCTCGTGGTGAAAATCATTGCTATGACATGTATAAGTACTTAAAGACTAAAGATGAGCATATATCAAGCCTATTAACGATAGAAGATACAGGGGTAGTAAATCCAGCAGACCTAGCAGAGGAAAGGGCCAGGGGCAAGGATGAATCAATAATTCAACAAGAGTATTATTGTAGTTTTGAGGGTGCTAACCACGGTTCTTACTATGGCGACATGTTGCGTCAATATAGCGACAAAGTAGGCAATTACAGCTATGACTCAGGCTACCCTGTCCACACCTTATGGGATCTAGGGATATCAGACCAGATGGCTATATGGTTCATACAGTTTATTCAGAAGGATATCTACGTTATCGACTACTACGAGAACAGCAACTACGCACTAGGACATTACGCTAGTGTATGCCAGGGAAAGGGCTACCAATACGCAATGCACCACCTACCACATGACGGCAACCAGCGACAGCTAACTAGTGGAGAGCGAGCAGTAACCGTACAGCAACAGCTAAAGAACTTAGGAGTCCACCCTATTAAGATACATCCAGCACGACGAGATATCTACGGAGCTATCCAAAGGGTAAGGACATTTCTATCACGATGCTACTTCAACGAAGAGACAACCAAGGACGGACACGAAGCACTCAAGCAATACCAACGAGAATGGGACGAGAATAGGCAGATATTCAAGAATACACCACTACATAACTGGTGCAGTCACGGAGCAGACGCTTTTAGCCTACTTCCAATGATAGAGTCAGTGCAGACACGCAAAAGAGGCAAGGTAAGCAAGAAATACGGTGGAAGCATAAGGGTGAGAGTTTAAAGGAGGAAGAAGTGGATAAAATAACAATAGAGGTAGACGATTTGAGCAAGGTTAGTGATGGTTATCATACAATTGAGGAGCTATATGAACATAGGTGCTTGTTATGGATTAACATGTGTTTGCAAAATAATGGAGATTGCTACTTAAAGTTAAATCATTATGAAGGATGGTTTTTGCTAGGGATGTATTCTTCAGCAGGAAATCAGATAAGTTACCACTGTCCAAACAAATACGAGAGCATGGTTGTTGGAAAAATAGCAGAATATGATGGAGTAGAATTTGACGGGCACAACTCTAGTGATGTTTTAAAAAGATTATCCGATAGAACTGCAATGATTGGAAATGAAAGAACGATCGGTAAATGAAAGATAAATTAGGAGACTTAGACCAGACAACCAAAGATCCTGTCATCTATTGGGTGAAACAGGTAGCCAAGGACTTAGGAACCATAACAGACGTAGACCGAGTGTTATCATTAGTGGCTAACCTACGGGATCAGGGCTTACTCAAATGGGTATCAATCAAGAACACAGGCGTATTTGCCTACGTTATTACAGACGATTACTTGGGAGGGCTATGTTTATCAGAGGTAGTATTTTACATTAAACCAGAATTTAGAGGTAACTTACGACTTGTGTTAAGATATTTAAAGACGATAGAAGACATAGCCCGTCAACATAGTTGCGTAAGTGTAAAGATGGGTGCGACTATAGGTTATAAGAATCAATCTTTTATAAACCTACTAAAGAGGCGTGGTTATGTTGTCGACACAGTAGCAAAATATCTTTAGGAGGATAACACATGGCAGCAGGAACACTATCATTAATAGGAGCAGGGCTAGGAGCAGTTGGTTCATTAGCAACGATAGACCAAACAATCAAAGGTGATGAGGCTAGACGTAAACAGGCATCAGCACTAGAGAAGCAACAGGACGAAGAACGTACAGAGATAGAAGAACAAAAGAAGGTAGCACTAGATAAGCGTAAATCATCCATCGACCTTATGCGTAGACAGATGTTAGGTGCAGGAGATACACAAGCAGCACCAGTTAAACCATTAGCAACGGAGGTACTCGGATAATGAAGGAAATAGATGGGTATGATGGACGATATAGCGCAGATACAGATGGAAGAATATATGTTCATGGCAGAGTTATAATGCAGAAGAATAAATGTTATTGGAGAAAAGGTAAATATATGAGTCCTAGTAGATATAGCGCATATGACATCATAGGATTATGGAAGGGTGATGAAAAGAAATACAAAACAGTACATAGAATAATTGCTGAAACATTTATTCCAAACCCTGAAGAAAAGCCAATGGTTAATCATAAGAATGGAAACAAGAGGGATAATCGTGTTGAAAATCTAGAATGGAATACGAGACATGAAAATACTATACATATGTATCAAAATAATTTAATCAAATGCGAAGCAAATAGTGAGATTATCGAAGAAATGAAGAGATTGCGAAATAGCGGACTAACTTACTTAGAGATAAGCAAAATGCTAGGATTTAGCAGATCATACACTAGCCAATTGATTAGCGGAGTAAGGGGAAAATATGCAAGAAAGAAGGTTATGATATGAAACTAACAGCATCAGAAGTATCAAATAGATATAGTAACGCATACAGCATCAAGTCATCATGGGACACAGAGTACCGAGACATCTTTGAGTATACTATGCCAGCCCGTGACGGTTATCAAAAAGCCGTAGCTGGCGAGAGCATTGACCCTAACTACCAAGATAGACGAGAGAACCTATTTAGCTCTATCGGAGAGCAAGCAGCTAACGACTTTGTGAACACGATGCAAGAGGTATTAGCCCCACCAATGTCCAAATGGATAGCCCTTGAAGCTGGTATGAGGTTTGAAGAAGAACAACGAGGTAAAGTGAACGACGAACTAGCAAAGATGACAGACCATGCCAACGAGTACAAGAACAACTCAGCCTTCGATATGGCCTTTAGTGAATTCTGTTATGACCTATTTGCAGGGACAGCTTGCCTATTAGTATTACCAGGAACACCTAGAAACCCTCTACTATTTAAAGCAATCCCTACCAGAGAGTATTGTATTGAAGAGGGAGTCAACGCTGAAGTGAGAGGTGTATTTAGGAAGTACGAACTTAAACGAGAGCTATTATCTGCTCAATGGCCTGAACTAAAAGGCATGGAGGTAGCAGAAGACCAGAAGGAAGATAAGGTAACCATCATTGAGTCTACTTGGTTCGACTACGACCTGAACGTCTACCACTACCAGGTTGTCGATGAAAAAGAGAAGAACGAGCTAATACACCGAGAGTACAAGACTAACCCTTTTATCGTACTACGTTGGAACAAATGTGCTGGTGAAGCATACGGACGTGGCCCAGGAATGACAGCAATTAACGACATAAAGACCCTTAACCTATTCAAATATTACTCCATGAGAGTCCTAGCCTTTGCCATACCGCCACTATTGGCCCGTGAAGACGATATGATAGACGTGGATAGCTTTGAGCTTGCACCATTAGCAATAAACGTAGTACCAGACCCTCATGATTCAGTGGTACCGATGAACTTCAATACGAACGTCAATTTGGAGCAGTACAAATCAGCAGAGCTAGAGATGCAGATTAAGAAAGATACTTATTCGTCTACGTTACCAAATGAAGGCAATAGAGACTTAACGGCAACAGAAGTACGTCAGCGAATCATGGAGATGCGTAAATCATTAAACTCAGTATTCGGTAGACTACTTGCAGAGTTTCAGATACCACTAGTTAGACGAATCATCGACGTATTAACCGATACTAACGTGATGGGTGAAGAGTTTAGAGAGAAGTTCGACCTAGACGATATCGACGGACTAAAGTACAAAGTAAACATCGTCACCCCTATTGGCAAGCTCTTAAAGCACGAACAAGCACAAGCGATGTTAGCAGCAGCAGCTACGTTAATGCAGTTTGATCCTACAGGCAGACTATATGACAAATGGGTAAAGGAAGAAAAGATGATTCCGACATTCCTGAAAGATACGGGACTCCCTGCCGATATGGTTAACACAGCGGAAGAAGCTGAGAAAAAAGCTCAAGGTCAAGCACAGTCAGATCAAGCACAGGCCCAACAAGCAGCGCAGATGGACGTAGAAGCAGCGAATCAAAAGGAGATGGGGAAAGTAGTAGCACAAGGAATGGAGGTGTAAATGTTATTTGAGGAGACACAAGAGCATAAGGATCTAAACAAGAAGAGGGATCAGGAGAGAGTAGACAAGATACGTCAATTTCATGATGTATTTAGCACACCGTCAGGAAAGGCAGTGCTAGAACATTTAGAAGCGTATTCAATAAAGGGTTATCCTAACTACGGAGTTAAGGAAGGTACGGACGGTATATCAGCCATCATAAGTACCTATTCAAAGATAGGCGAGCAGACAATGGTGAGGTATATCAAGACCATACTAGCCCAAGAGATAAAAATAAAATAAGGAGAACTAAAAAACAATGAACATACCAAACATAACGGTGATGGTTAATGCCGTCCAACGATCAAAGATGGAGCCAGAACAAAGGGTATTCGCTCAGACAGCAGTACAATTCTACATGAAGCACCTATTCGAGATCCAGGCTGTAAACGGTGAGATGCCTAAACTAGAGGTAGAAGATAACAGTGCTGAGTTAATAGCTATCATCATGAAGAAACCTATGAGTTTTACCAGGGAAGACCTAGTACAAGTAGCTAACCTACGCAACATTGAAACTAATGAAGAGATGACTAAAGAGAACATCGTAGACCTATTGGGGGATAAATAATGAGTGAAGAAGCAACAGAAGAAGTAGCAGTAGAAACTCCAGCAGAGACACCAGAAGCCCCAGCAGAGACACCACAGGAGTCAGTGTCACTCATGGGTGAACGTCCTGACAAGCCAGAGGAATCATCACCTGAACCAAAAGAAGAAAGCAAGGTGCTATATGACGACATTGATCCGAGACTATTTAAAGATAATAATGAATTCAATGCTGATGGAGCTAAAGAGTTTCTTAAAGAAGTAGGAGAGAAAGAAGCCAACCTTAACAAACGTCTAGCAGATATGAGGAAGATGGTATCTACTAAGGACGACTTTGTAGAGAGTAAAGAGGAGTACTTCCAAGACTTCGCACCACCAGAACAGTTTATGAAGTACTTTGATGAGAAAACACCTGACGCTACTAAGGAAGTGATGAAAGGGATCACCGATAAACTAGCGGATAAGTTCGATAACCTAGCCCTAAACAGACGACAAGCTAATGACGTAAGTGTAGCCATCCTAGAGATCATGTCAGACGTAGGGGTGCTAGATACACGCACTGAAGAGCAACAGTACATCGACCAAAAGAAATGGGTTGACGGTCAAAAGAAACAGCTAGGAGATAACGCTGAGAACATCATCAGGGAAACCAAGGAGTTTATCTTTAATAGCAATGCCTTCACATCAGAGTCTAAGAACAAACTAATAGACATGATGGAATCACAAGGTGCTGATTTCATAGGAGCTATGCACCAAGTAAAAGGAGCCTTTGGGCAAAGTACAGGTGGTGTACCAACAAACATCACCAACCTATCAGGACTAGCACCAGACGCAGAGTTAGCAAGGGAATACCTTAACAAAGATACAACAGATCATCGACGTATAGAGATTGAGAACCTACGGATAGCATCAGGTAGACCAGGCAAGCTGATGGCTGCATTAGACAAATAAGGTGATGATTTGACGTATTAGAATGTTATGATAAACTATTAGTAAAGACACCGCCCCAGAACTGAGGCCCATCTACCATTGGTAGACCCCTTTTAAAAGTTTTGGCTCACCAAGAGTCTAAATAATAAAAGAAGGAGTATATATAATGGTACAAGCAGCATCAGAAGTTTTCGTGAATAGTTATGATTCAGAAGTAAAGTTAGCGTATCAAGGTGTTAAATCACTACGTGAATGTGTAAGAGTAAAAACAGGGGTTATCGGAGCAACACACCGTTTCCCTAAAGCTGGTTCAGGAGTAGCCACACAACACAACAGAGGGAACGATGTTGTAGCAATGAACGCTGGACGATCAAAAGTAACAGTAACATTGGAAGATTGGGACGCATTTGACTACGAAGATACGCTTGATCTAAACAAGTTAAACTTCGACGATAAGAAGATTATCGCAGAGAACACAGTGAAAGCTATTGGACGACGAGAAGACCAACTTATTCTTGACGCACTAGACGCTGGATCTACAACCACAGTTGGTGGAGCAGGACTTGGAATGAGCATGACTCTTCTACTTGCAGCACAACAGACCTTAGATGAGAACAACGTTCCAGACGAAGACCGAACAATCGTATACAGTTCACAACAGAAATCACAGTTACTAGCTACAACTCAAGTTACTAGTTCAGACTACAACTCAGTTAAAGCATTAGTACATGGTGAGATCGACACTTTCTTAGGGTTCACATTCAAAATGATCGGTAACAGAGATGAAGGTGGTTTACCACGTCCATCAGGTGTTGAGCGTGACGGTTATGCTTTCCATAAAGCTGCCGTAGGTCTGGCAATTGGGCATGATATGCAGACTATGGTTGACTGGGTTCCAGTGAAAACCGCATGGCAAATCGGAGCCGTTTATAGTGCTGGTGCTGGAGTTATCGACGTTAATGGCGTTGTAACTATCCACACTGACGATGTAATCGACTAGTAAGTAAACCAAACTAAAGAAAAGGAGCAAACACTATGGCATTTGTAAAAACTAACCTAAGTATCGTTACTAACAACGTGAAAGCTGGCGTAGTACCATCAGTATGGTTTTACTACAACGCATCGGATGACGATCTTACAACTCTTGGAAGTATCGTTGAACGTAGGATGACTGTTGGTGACTTGATTATGAACTATAAGGCAGACTACACTGTACTGACCTTCTATCGAGTAACCGTTGTAACAGCAGGAACAGGCACGATTGATACCGTAGCATTGACTACATTAACACCGTAGATTGAATTTATGTGCCTCAGAGTGGTTTTCATTGTTTCCGCTCTGGGGCATTTCCATGTAAAAAACAATGATATAACACAATTAAGGAGATTCCATTATGTCATTCACTAGAGAGAACCTAGTATTAACGAGTAACAGCACGAAGAATGGCGTAGTGCCGTCTTCATACAACTACTATAACGAAGATTCAGACACAGTAACCACTACAGGATACTTTGAGGATAACCGACTTACAGCTGGTGATTCAATTAACGTAGTATCAGCAGACTATACACAACTAACATTCTATAGAGTTTCAGCTATCGTCACAGGTAGTACGAACCAAGCAACAGTATTATCAGTATCAATCAATAACGATATCATCGACGACTCATTATCAGGTACGACACTAACCGTCACAGGACTATCTAGCCTACAGGACGTAACAGCTAAATCAATAGCTATCAGTGCCATTAATAAGATCGTAGCAAGTTCAGCAACGATTACTAGCGTATCTATATACGATACCTCTAGAGACTCTGATGGTGGAGCTTGGAGAGACAAGACACAAGAAACTAGCTGGTACAATGAAACGCTAAACACTTCTACAAGAGGAGCGACAGCAGAATTTCCTGCAATGGCCTTAATCGTAGGGGATACAGATGGAATAACAATTTATGACCTTGATGATCCTGATGTCCCTATGTGGATGGTTTTGGACGCTGGTTCTGGTAGTGATATTGGTGGAGCGGCTCCGTACAGAAAAGTAATAATGCTAAACGGTATTATGGGTATTTCAAAACAGTATGATCTAAACACTTGTGACTTCAATAAAGACTCATCGATTAGATACAGTACAACGGGTATCACAGGATACTATAAAGGAAACATTGAACAGAGAAACGAGAGTCTAGGCTGGATTATTAATGACTCACTAGGTCTTATCGTTAGTAGATTAACCAACGATGTAGCAATGAAAGTATTACCTAATGCCCCTATAGACGCTACAACAGGATTACCTATACCAACTATAGTCGTAGGAACAGAAGGCGGTATCTCAGCTATCTATCCAGACGGAAGAGTTTACGACTATGGGACATCGGAATCAGCATCTAGTAAAGATGTTAATGCCGTAGACTTCACAGATAATGATGAACTAGTATTGTCATCTTCAAGCATAACGAGACTCGGAGGGCTTGTAGCTTCTGATAGTGGGCCTTTTAGTGGATTAACAAACGTAAGGGCATACTATAGTAGTTCTACTCCACCATTGAATGCGAGTGGTGCTGACAAGTTATCTATCTCTGCAAAAGGAGACAACATAGTTTCAGCAGATAGTACATTCTTAACGCTAATCGAAGCAAACGAAACTCAGAATAGTGGGATGGTCGATGTAATCACCACTACCTTTCAATCAGGATGGATGCCAGGAGACATTAGAGGAGCATGGTTAGCCAATAGTGTAACAGCTGATAGATGTGTTCACGCAAATGCCCTAACGGAAAATGGTACAGTAGATGAAGACCCTGTTGACGGTAGTGCTGGAACATCAGAACTATTATCATACAGTGGATATTCGGCAACAGATAACCAGACAGCAGCAAGTAATGCTGAGTGGGACGTTATTACTACTGGTTCGCTGACAATGAGCATCTGGTTTAAAAGTGCTGGTAATTCAGCAGCAGAGAACTACATCGGTTTTTCAAACGTAGGTAACACGATAAGATATTATATAAGAATGAATAGTGATGGAACGATTAAAGGTACTGACGATGGAGCGACTGCACAGGTAGCAGAAGATAGCACAGCAGCTTATGATGATGGACAGTGGCATAAGGTTGACTTTGTTAGAACTAGTTCTACGTTAAGAACGTTATATATTGACGCTGTAAGTGTATCTACGAGCGTTACAGACGCTGGATCATTAACTGGAACAGGTGTTTTGCCTCTAGCAATAGGTGTTTTAGCAAGTGATGGAACTACAGGGCCAGCCTTAACCTCTAGCCTAGCACTAGCAAGAATCACAGCCTATGCACCTACTCAAGCACAGATTACCAAGATGTACGAAGATGAGAAGTTCCTATTCCAAGAAGGGGCACAAGCATGTCTAAGCAACTCAGACGCAGTAAGTTCATTAAGCTACGATGATTCAACAGACAGACTAATAGTAGGCACAGGCAACGGTACAGACATATTCAAAGGATTACAACGAGTAGATACAGCAGGATCATCAGCAACTAGCACTACGGTCAACGCAGTATCAGGACAAGCTGGCATGGTATCAGTAGGTACAGCAGCAGAAACAGTTGTAGAAGCCCCTGCTATAGACATCATCGAAGAATTGAATGAGATCAAGTCTCTTAACGTGCCTACCGAGGGTGTCGATCCGATGACAAACTTAACGGCCCCAGCAAATTTAGATGCCGACACTGTAACAGTAGCAGAGTTAGCGGATATAGTTGGAAATCTGATTAATAAACTACATGATCGTGGAGTAGTTACTCAGTAAAATGAAGCAAACAGGAAATACTACATCTAAGATTAGAAACCTAATACTAGGTGTAGTCCTGTTATGCTCTTTTTCCTTTGCCACGATCCCTTTAGATAAGCAAGCACACTTTGCATTGTCTTACATAGGGGTAGACGTGCTAACAGAGCTAGGAGTACCGCGACCTGTAGCTAGTCTAGGGGTACTATTGGTAGGCATATTTAAAGAGTATGTAAATGATAAAGTACCAGATGAGGGCGATCTAGCAGCAGATATAGCTGGTGTATTGTTGTGGAATATAGTAGTAGAACTTTAAGGAGATAACATGGCAATAGTAGGGATTACTTCAGAAGAGATTAAGAACATGACGTTATTTGAGCTTGGCTTCGTTGATGAGATAGACTTTGATACTCTAACTCTCCCAATAGTTAAAAAGGTCAACAGGGTCTACGAGCCTACTAAACAGGCTATACTAGCAGACTACAGTTGGAGGTTTAGTATCAGAAGGTTAGCTTTAGGGTCAGGCACAGATACCTTTACTTCAGACGCTACATTTATCACCATCACCACAACATCAACCTACCTAACAGACGGGTTGCCTATCGTGGTTACAGGGTCAGATTTACCATTACCTCTAGCGTCTGGAACAACGTATTACACGGTAAATAGTTCAGGTAAGACTAGTCAGGTATCAGCCACATTAGGTGGAACAGCAATTAATTTATTAGATGATGGTACAGGAACGCAGACCCTAACCTACTCTACCTATGCAACAGCAGACGATACTTTCAAATATAAGTACAACTACCTACTCCCTAACGATATGTTAACGTACAACAACTCTTACCATGATTCGTATTATCAAAGCCCTATACGACAGTTTGAAACGAACCAATCTGTACTAAACACGGACAACACTACAGCATACTTAGCATACAACGCTAATATCGATGAGACAGAATGGCCTCAGTATTTCATTAACTATTTCAAGTATAAGCTTGCTCTTTCATTAGCTTTCAATTTAACAGGTGATACGCAATTGATGGAAATATTGTCACTACAAGCAAAAGACGCACTAAGGCAGGCTCGTCGAACGGACGCTCGGCAATGTCCCACCCGAACAATAAAGAGCAGTCCTCTAACGCAGATACGTGGATGATAGAGTTAAAGAAAGACCTAGGAATGATGATCTCTGGAAACGGAAAAACAAAGAGAAGGTACGGTGTGTTTGTATGTCATTGTGGGAAAGAGTTTACAACAACTGTGCATAAAGTAAAGAGCGGACACACTAAATCATGTGGGTGCATTAAGGGACAAAAAAAGATAACTCATGGGATGACAAGAACAAAGCTTTATACAGTCTTGAGATCGATGATGCAGAGATGTGAGAATAAAAACAACATAAGATATAGGTATTATGGTGAAAGAGGCATCTCTGTCTGTAAAGAGTGGTCTAGTGATCCAAGGGCATTTAAGGAATGGTCTATGTCGCATGGATATAAGGAAGGGCTAGAGATAGATAGAAGAGATCCAGATAAGGGATATAGCCCAGAAAATTGTAGATGGGTACCAAAGATAATTAATATAAGAAATAAGAGGGGTTTGAAGATGGATTTATATAAAGCTATCTATGTTATAAAAATGTATAATCTCGGCATAAAAAGAAAAGAAATAGCGCAACATTTTAATGTAAACAAAACTACAATAAATAAGATAATTCGTGGTAAAAACTGGAAAGAAGCTGGAAGCCTAGTGGGGCTAATAACATGAAGTCAAAGCAAAAATCG